TTATTTTGAAGGCTTCGCGATGGCGCCGACGCGCCTGTAAACGCGTTCCGTTATGTCGCCCTTGGTGTGTCCTAGCAGCAGGCTGGCGTCCTCAATATCCTTGATTTCGGATGCTGCCTTCGGACGGATATCGCGGAACTGGAACTGTGCGATGCGAGATGCCAAGAGACTGTCTCCGTCCTCCAGGGCTGTCGATCTGGCCAGTGCTCGAGCTTCATCCCAGCGATTACGCAGCATCGGCGCAGACATGCGCTTTCCTCGCTCACTGACAATCAAGTAGCTGGAGCTGTGTTCCTGGTTCCGGGCGGCCATCTGCTTAATCAGCTTGCCAAGGCTGTTATCTACGCCGTCCACCGAGAGCATGATGCGCAGCTTCTTGTGTGTCTTGTTCTGCTGCACAACCAGATAAGCGCCCTCGATATCGTCCCTTCTCATCACCAGTACGTCCGCAGGACGCTGGCCCGTCAGATACGCCAAGTCCATGGCGTCTTTCAGTTCAGGTACTGCTTTCTTGTAGACCGCATCCCATACCGCGTCATTGGCGTAGTAGTCCCGAGGCGTCTCCTTGTTTTTGCGAACACCCTGGCAGGGGTTCTCCTTTGCGGTAAGCCCCCATTCCCTGGCCATATTGAATACGTGGGAGAGGGTGGCAATTTCACGATTTGCCCGTACCTTCGCCGACCTGGCATCGCGGTACTGCGCAATCATTGCTGGTGTAAGCGCATCGATTGGTGCGCTATCGAACACAGGTCGAAGCTGTCGCAGCTCAGAGAGGTTGTCCTTCTGCGTGCGCGCCCCCTTCTTCGGAATAATGTCTCGTTCATACCTGTCGAAGATCGCTTTCATCAGGCGTAGGTCTTGCGGCTTTTCCTTCGCCTCCAGTTCGGCCCATTTCAAGCGGGCTTGGTCGAGGTCTGGGCCCAGGGGAATATCCTTGCCCTGCGGGTCACGGAAGTAGTACCGGACCCATTCCTTGCCGTTCTTGCGCTTCCGCTTGCGGCGGTACATGTTCGGGGGCAGGTCCCGATTTTCGGTTTTTCGCGGTCGCATTTAGTTCACTCGGGAAAGGTCAGGGGTCCAGGTTGGCTCAGGCATCGGCGGCGGTGTCACGGGCACAACTTCAAGGGTGATGCCCAGCTTCATGCGGGCGTACTGGCGGCCCACCAGGGGGCGGCCGCCGCGGCTCTCGACAAAGTGCCAGTGACGCTCATTGAGCCAGCGGCGCTGCCAGCCCCTGGCCTTGTAGCCGGTCAGTTCGGCCAGTTCTGTGTCCGAAAGGATTTCGGTTTCCATGGGATAGGCTCCACGCCGCGCATGGCGGCAGAGGTGGGGAGGGGTTAGGTCAGATCAGACAAGTCGAAAACGATGCCGCGGCAGTACGGCTCGCCGTCCTCAACCACTTCAAAGGTCGCGTGTGGGATGTCGGTCTTGTAGGTCCAGCTGTAGCCGCCTTCCTGGCACCACAGAGCCTCAATTGGCCGGGCGGTCTTTTTCCGCTGGACGTAGTCGGCGATCTCTTCGTCTTCCTCCAGGGTGTCGCGATCAGGCAGTACTCCTTGATCGTCTACCCACGCCGTTCCGCCCTCATAGCAGGAGACCTCCTCGCGCCTTGCGCCTTCAAATTCCATCAGGTCATCGCTGGCTCCGTAGAGGATCACCAGTCCAGCATGCTGGGCTGCTCGGATAAACTCGCCAGGGATGCCGTGGCGTGCTGGGTAGTCGATGCCGCTAAGCTTGGCGGCCAGTTCTTCTTTCGTCATGGCAATAGCTCTCCATGCCCGCCTATCGGCAGGCTTGAGTTGTTGTAGGGGGAGTGGCTTGAAGTCGTCAGATTTGAGCTTTAATCAAGCTCACACTTGGAGGAGCAAAAAATGGGTGAGTGGTCTGATTACTTTGAAGACTTTCCTGAAGAAGACCCGGCAAACCAAGAACCACAGCCAGGGCCTCTCGAATGTGCCGAGCGTGCTATGGCTAAGCACATAGACACTGCCCGGAAGAACAGTCTGAAAGAGCGTGATGAGGTCCAGAAGCTGCTGGATGAAGCCTTTGCTCGCAAAAAAGATAGCTATGGATCCGGCTGAGTATCGACCTCATCACCTCCAAGCAGTCGCCTTGGTGAAGGCTGATTGCTGTCATGGCCTCGGCCCCTTCAAAATCAGGTAGGCCATGTAGGCGAGGGCGATCATGGCTGGGCCTCCTGCTGCACACCAAGCTCCCCAAGCACCTCGGTGGCGATGGCAAAACCGGGGGTTCCCAGCGGGCATTCCTTGATGATGCGGTTCAGTCCATCGATCAGGTCGCGGGCCGTTCCGATCATCATGTCGGCGTCGGCGTCCATATCCAGGCCGAGGGCTTCGCCAATGCTGCCGATGGAGACGCAGGCATCCAACAGCATGCGCTTGCTGCGCTCGGCATCCTTGCGCAGTGCCTCGTTCTCGTCGAAAAGAGCAAGAACGCCTTCGGCCAGGAGCCGGTGCTGTTCGTCGCAGCAGAATCGCCGGTCATTCATCACTCGCTCCGCCAGCGTCTTCAGTGTCTCGAGGTTCATGGCTGGGCCTCCTTCGGCGGATGAACCGGGCACGGCCAGCGCAGTGAGCTGTCGCCGGATGGGCAGGTGCAGGTCTTCACTTCGATCAGGTTGGTCATGGCTGCGCCTCGGCCAGGTATTCATGGCAAAGCTTTCCGGTTGCGACGTGCTCAAGGTTGCCCTGGGCGTTCGTGCGAAACTCGCCTTTCGGCAAGTACAGGCGCTCGAACTGTCTGTGCCATTCATGGATGCGTGGGTCACAAGCCGAACACAGCATCCAGGGTTGGCTAGGTAGCCCGCGCCATTTGCCGCCGGCATCCGCCATCCTGCCCCAGAAGTTGCATAGCGCCGTATTCTCCCGGCAACCGCATTCGTAGCACTGGAACAGGCTCATGGCGCCACCTTGAAGCCTTCGGCCTCGATCATGTCGACCATGCTGCGTAGACCCTGGCGATAGCCCTTCTCGTAATCGCCGCCAGGCTCTGCGAACTCGCACTTATCTGGCCGCTCGACTACAACAGCCTCACGACTGGCCTGCCATGCAATCCAGGATGTCTGCACCCAAACCAGCCTGTAACGATCAAAACGGTCCTGATCGGTGCAGATCGTGTAGCTTTCTCCGCGTAACCGGCACTCATCAGCCAGCCACTCAAGAAATTCGTCACGGACATAGTCACGCTTCTTTTCACTCACAGCTGATACCTCTCATCATTCCAGGCCGCCGGCGCGGCAGCAGGTGTGGGTTCGGGTTGGGTTTCGTGCGGGGAGAGCTGGCGCTCGTTGCCGGGCTTTAGCTGGCTGTCGGGGATGCAGCTGATGCCGACCCCATTGAGCAGATAGCAGGTGACGCCGCGCTGGCTGTCGTGCTGCACGTCGATGACGTTCTCGGTTGCGCTGGCGCCGGTGGCCAGCAGCAGGAGGCAGAGGGCGAGACGGGTCATTGCTCGACCTCAGCAGATTCTGGAATTTCCTCGAACTTGTAGGTCTTGATGACCCTTTCCTCGACGCCGGCGACCTTGATGAACTTGGCCTCATCCACCCACGGGTAGGCATTCGGCTCGCCGTGCTTGCCTCCGCCGCTCATCTCGCAGAAAGCCAGGGCACGGCCATCGGGCAGGATGAAGGCTTTAACGTCGATCTCGTAGTTACGATTCCAGCTGTAGTGGCACCAATACGGGATTCCGTGAACATCTTCGGCCTCGTAGCGCACCTCGTTGATGGCGTCGTCATGCTCGTTTTCGTCGAACAGAGCCTCCAGCAAATCACCCGGTGCTGCGGCCAGAAAAGCCAGGTCGATGTCGATATCCTGCCCATCGTCGTCGGTGAACGTGTAGGTGTATCCGAACTCAAGCCCTTTGCGCATGACAAGCAGCTTGGCCAGTTGACTTGCAGTGAGCATGCTCAGGGTTTCGTGGATATTTTCATCAAGCATAGGGATTCCTTGGCCGCCATATCGCGGCTGTTCAATAGAGGGGAGAGGGGTATTTCGGGGTGGAGTACAAATGTACTCTTTGCGTTATGCGGCCTTTGATTGGTGCTCAGTAGCTCGCCACGGGTCATTTGCCCTGGCCAGTGCTGCCATCGGCGGTGGGCTGACGCTGTTGCCGCACATGTGCACCTGTTCGGTCTTGGTGAACCTCCTACCGTCGGTGCCTTTGTCGATGATGTAGTCGGCGGGGAAGCCCTGGGCTCGGTAGAGCTCATGCGGCTGTAGCATCCGCAGGCAGATATCGACGATTACATACGGCGTGCCTTTGACGTGCACGGTCACCAGGCCGAGCCTGTCCTTGGTGGTCACGGTTGGGGCTGGTTGATTGGCCGCACTGGTGTTCTCCGTGCCGTAGTAGCTGATCAAGAACGCGGCTACACGAAGTGCGCCGGCCTCCTGCTCAGGCGACAGTTTCAGCTCCACCAGTGAACTCTTGCCGCCGCCTCCAGCGGTGATGGTTGGGGCGGGCTCATCCAGTGCCTGGCCAACACTCGCGCCAAACTGCCGCTCCATGAAGGCCGTCATCAATCCATGATGGGTACCGCCCGCGCTGATGGTGTGCAGCGGATCGGTTGCGTCTCGCGCATCGCAGTTGCCGCGCAAGTGAACCAAGTTTGCCGTCACCAACTGCTGTTGGCTGCCGGTGTTTGTAACCGTGGTCATGGGCTCGTCTATGCCCTTGGCGTCAGTGGAATTGAAGCCGCCATTCATCTGGGCCATGAAGGCCGAGACTTTGTCGCTCGCCTGATGCGTGGCTCGCGCCATTACCGGGCTAGCCATGGCAAAGCTGCCGCCCCGTGGCCATGACGTGATGGTGCGCAACGGCTCTTGAGCAGACTGAGCCAGCTCACCAGACCAGTTTGCAATCGGCACAATGAATGGCTGCGGGTTGTCGATGACGAACTTCTTTAGCCCCTTGGCGACACGACGTAGGGTGGCTGGTGCCAAGTCTTTCTTACGACCGAAGATGCTCTTGCTCGGCACCGTCCAGTCGATGCAGTCGGCAGCGGTGCGCCACTTCTGCTGGCCCTTGGCGGGCTTCTTGGCGTGGGTGGGCTCCGGCCAGATGATGGGTTGGCCGTCGCATCGGGCGATCATGAACAGGCGCTCCCGGCTGGTTGGGGCGCCGAAGTCGCAGGCCCTGATGACGCGCCACTCGACCTGATAACCCATGCCTTCCAGCAAAGCTACGAAGCGCCTCCAGGTGACGCCGCGTCGCTTCGGGTTTGGTACCAAGAATTGATTGGAAACCGGAACCTGCTCGCCGGGCGCAGCAACCCGGTTAACCATTGCCTTTGGCTTGGTTGGGTGCGGCACCAGGTCCAGAGTGATGACCCGGCCAGTAGCCTTGTCGCGCTTGGCGATCAGCGGGCCCCACTGCAGGATCTGCTTCACGTTCTCCAAGCTGATCACCCGTGGCTTCTTCTTGCCTGCCCACTTCAGACCGATCCACGACAGGTTGCGGATCTCGCGCTTGCGGGGTTGGCCGCCAGCGGCCTGACTGTGGTGGGTGCAGTCCGGGCTCATGTGGAACCAGCCCACAGCACGACCGCCGCATTCTTCGTCAGGGTCACCCTCGAACACGTCGGTGGTGTAATGCCGGGCGTGCGGGTGGTTGGCGGTGTGCATGCTGATCGCTGCCGGGTTGTGGTTCTTGGCCACGGTCACAGGCCGACCAAGGCCCATCTCCAGCCCGGTACCGGCGCCGCCACCACCACAGAAGAAGTCGACCACGATCTCATCGTCTTGCGGATTGAGGCCCAGGCCGTACTGGGTTTTGAAGTCGAAGGTAGGCTTTTTCTGAAATGCAGACATGGGCGTTCCTCGCCGGGGTGGCGTGATTCGTTGAAGTGAGGTATTTGTCTAAGCCAATTCCAAGTGCGGTGGGAGATTGGCTTGATCGGAAGACATGTTTCAGCCTTTGAAAAGGCTGCTATGACTGCCAGATTTTGGTGCCGAGCATTTTCGTTGCTGGCTTTGCTGACCATTCCGGTGGTCTATGGTGTTTACCACTATCTGGGTACTCACGACGCGTGGGCCTCAAAATCTGGCCCTATCATGACGGTGTTTGCGATCCTCGCGGCCCAGCGAGCCCAAATGATGGGCGAGGTCTTAAGATCAGACGGGCAGTTTGAGCCAGATGAATTCATCTCCGCACAGGAAAGGTATGGCAGATCTGCTGTGCTGCATATGAATGTCGCAACATGGCTAGCTGTGCTGGGGGCTTTTATCGGTGTTTTTGCGGGCTAGCGCGCAGCTCATTGCTCAAGCTGCGACGGGCAGCTGTGACGCCAGCGCCTGCTGCACCGCCTCAACGATGCGCTTCAGGTAGGTGTAATCCGGGTTCGGCTCGACAGCACCCTCACTGACTTGATACCCCCAATCGCCGCCGAAGATCGATGACAGCAGCTCGTCGTGAGCCATGCACCCCGCTGGAGCGTCGACGAAACCTAGCTCGTCGATCTGGTCGTACAGGCTGCGGGCATCGTGCTTGCTCAGTTCGTAGCAGTCCTCCCAGTCCTCGACGTTCCGCCTGCGGCGCCGATCGATCACCCGCTTGCTGGCTAGCTCTACGAGGGCGTTGCCGCTGAACTGCGTTCCGCTCAGTCCTCTACTCAAGCAGTTCAGGATGTAGTCGGCGTCACAGCTCGTCACGAATTGCGCCACGGTGCTCGGCCCCATGCTTCCCCAGTAGCAGGTCCAGCTCTGGCCGTAGCAGCTAATGGTAAGGTTGCCTGCGCACGTTTCGTGATCGCCTGACTTTGCGCGAACGCCGTGGTCTTCGATGAATACGGTCACCGGACCCAGGCCATGGACATCGCTGATCCTGATCTTGGTGATGGTGGAAGTATCGACCTTCATGGCTTTCTCCATGCATGCGCCGCCCTCCGAGGCCGGATGCGGCATGATGAGTTAGAGGGTGGTTACCGCTTCGGATATGTCTTGGTCAGATCGCCATTGACGACGCGCCCTCGCCGCAACACCAGATTGGCTAGGGCGGCGCGGTCTTTCTGACTGTGGCTGGCCTGGGTCATCAGGCCGAAGTAGCTGTTGGCGGTTTCGCGAAGCTGCTCGGGTGGGGCCGCAGCGGTTCGCTTCATAGCCTGGGCCGCTGATCGTTTCCGAGTAGTGCGGCGCCATGGCTTGATGACATGACCAACGAAGTCGACGCCACGCTCAACCGGCTGCAGGATAGTCTTCGTCGGGTTTAGCTTGGCTCCGAGCTTCGGTAGGAAGGCTTCGATCTCAGCCATCCATGCATTCAACTGCTGGGGTGATTCGTGCAGCAGAACGAAGTCATCGACGTAGCGGACGTAATGTCTGGCCCTAAGTCGGTGCTTGCAGAATTGGTCCAGAGCATCGAGGTAGACGTTGGCGAAGAACTGCGATGACAGGTTGCCAATTGGCAGACCAAGGTGTGCAGGCTGCGCCGTGAGGCGTTTGTGCTGCGGAACTCGGTTGAACAGGTGCGCCGGGCTGCGGGTCAGGTAATCCCAGCGCGGGTCGTGCATCAAGATCTGCTCGGCCAAGGCCAGCCACCAAGGCTCATCAATCTTGGCCGCCAGTTGCTGGCGTAGCACCTGCTTGTCGATAGCGACGAAGAAGTTGGCCAGGTCGCACTTCAGGTAGAAGACCGGCTTCGACCAGTTCTGCGTGGCGCTGCGGATCTTCGACTCAAGACGCTTGGCGGCGTAAAGCGTGCCGCGCCCTGGGATGCAGGCACAGCTGTCCGCTATGAAGCTGGCGTAGAAGCGCGGGGCCACATGGTTGTACAGCAGGTGGTGAACGATCCGGTCCCGAAAGTCCGCTGCCCACACCTCCCGGGCCTTGGGTCGGGTTACGACGAAGCAAATAGAGCGGCCTGGCCGGTATTGGCCGGTTACCAGGTCGCTGTGTAGCGTTGTCAGGTTCCGTTCCAGGTTCATCTCGAAAGCCAGTGCGCTGGCGCTGTTGCGCTTGGAGCGTCGGCAGTCGTAGTAGGCCTGGACTAGATCGCTGAACGGGTAGGGCGTTGAAGCTGCGGACGGGGCGGACGCGGAGCTCGTTGTTCTTGTCGTTGTTGTTCTGATTGCCATCATCGAAGTTCATGTTGAATGCGTTGTTGGCGGAGCGCTGCGACCAGTCGTGCTATCTACGTCGCCCTGCCGAATCTTCAGCAGGGAAACTGCGCTGGACCTGCCCGACGCTTTAGGCCGGCGGTATCCAGAGTGCGCATGGCGGTGACCACAGGTCAGCGGCACGACCAGGTTCAATTCGCACAGACCAGAAAGCCGTAACTCTCAGGTAGCGGGCGCGGTTGGGGTGGAGCGCTTCCAGGCGTTGGCCTGCTTTCCGATTGAGGTGGTGACCTCCATCGTCTTTGCGTGTTGCGAGACGCTGATGAAGCGACTTTCCTTGAACAGTCGCATCAGGAACTCAATCACCTGGACCTTCTCGACGAGCCGGATCAGGTGAGGATGCTTGTCCCGTGTGGCATTGGCCCTGGCGATCAACATCAGGACATCGATGCACTCATCGATGACGCGCTTACCGAGTGACTGCTTCAGGTCGCGCGGTATGTTTCGGGTCAGGTTCGTGGCCATTTGCAGCAGGCCAAGCGAGGCCTTGTATATCTGCAGGTCCATGTGCATTGCCATTCGGCTCGCCCTCCAAGAGCGACCGGCCGCAAGCGGCCGGATTAAATAAACGAATCAATCAATGAGCGACCTGCGGACGGGGCGGACGCGGAGCTCGTGGCCCTTGTCGGTGATGTCCTGAAGGCCAACATCGAAGCTCATGCTGAATGCGTAGTTGGCGGAGCGCTGCGATGATGACCAGTACCAGCGTTCCTGGAAGGCTTCCGGAGAGTCTTCGCGGAACGCCACGATAGCGGTCTGCGCAGGCGATTCCTCGGTGTACAGCAGGCCAACCGGAATGCTGTTGGGGTTATCGCCATCACGGTTCCAGCAGTAGTTCTCGCGAGTGGTCGGCTTGAAGTTGCGGTACTGCAGCTCCTGCACGTCACGGGCAGGGATCGCCCAGTCGGTGAAGCCGCCGATATCCAGAGCCAGCACCTTCTGAGCCAGATCGCTGCCAGCGGCTGCCATGGCCTCAGTGTTCGCCCGACTGTCGGTGAAGCTGTCGGCGCCTTCGATCTTGACGCCGTACTCGCCCCAGGCACCGACCAGCTCATGCGCTGCGCCGGCAGTGATGTTGGCGTAGCGCTTGCCGCCCTCGACGGTGACGCCAGAGAAAAAGCCACCCTGGAATGGCTGGCCGATCTCGGGAAGCTGTACTGCAGGTGCCACTTTCTCTACTGCGCTCATGTGCTGCTCCTTTCTGAAGGCAACAAAAAAGGCGCTGATGCGCCCTGATTTGAATGAATGAAGGATTAAATAAACAACCTGCGGACGGGGCGGACGCGGAGCTCGTCGTACTTGCCGATGCTGGTCTGATAGCCATCATCGAAGGTCATGAGGAATGCGTAGTCGGCGGAGCGCTGCGAGCTCGACCAGTAGTAGCAGTCCTGCGCGAACACCTCGGGGCAGTTCACCCAGCAGTGATACAGCTCGGCAGCGGATGGCAGATAGAAACTGCAGTGATTGTCCGCGGTGTAGTTGGCAGCAGCCTTGGCGGCAGGGTGATTGCCCTCGATCAGCGCGGCAGTGTTGGCCATGCCATCGGTCTTGCTGGTCGCCTTCGATTCTTCCCGGTATCCGCCCCATTCGTGGTCGCCGATGTCGGCAGCAGCAATGATCAGGTAGTGCGCCGCCACATCGCCGCGCGCTGGGACAAGACCGCCGTTGACACCGCCTTGGCCCGGCCATGCCTGGCCGACGGCAGGGATATCAGTAAGCGCTGTGGTTTCAGCCTTCATGGCGCCACTGGCTGCGAGGGCCGCACTGAGCACGGCCAGGGCTGGCATGGCTGCCTTCGGCGAGGAATGAATGTTAAGGGTGAGGTTCTTTATGCTGATGCTTGGTGCTTGCATGGGTCGTCCTTATTGAGCGGGTTGCAGGATGTCGAGCTGGGCGGCTTTGCATTGCTGCTCGCCGTGCGGGAGTGGTTTAGGCGCTTCGATTTCGCAGCCTGGATCACGCTTCAGTTCTGCCTGGCTAGCCTTGTCGAACTGTCGCGCCAGTTTTGGCGATATCTCAAAAGCTGGCGCGTCAGGTTGCTGAAGTCGGCGCGCTTGCTCCTCTGGCGAAGCGCTCAGGAACGACCGGTGCAGGTCCTGCAGCAGTTCTTGCAGCTGGGTATAGCCGTGAGCCTGCATCGCCTCCGCCATTCCAGCCCGAGTCCTGGCCGCCATCTCTACCGGCAGCGTCTCGATACCAAAGCGTTCCGCTTCTGCCTTCTTCCTCTCGCGGTAGTCCGCCGAGTGCTTGGCTGCTCCTGTCTTCTTCTCGGTCATTGCCGGTACCTCGCAAGCCGCTTGGCGGCAAAGTAATCTGATGCTGGCGCCGGCCGTGCCGGACGCGGTTTGAAATTCGGCGGATCATGGGTGACACACCTCCAGAGCTCGCTGGCGTGTGCCGGTGGCGGGCATGACGAAAAGCCGCCGATTGCTGGTGCGATAGATTCCCCAGGCTGTGCTGGTTGCTCTAGCCATGCAGGCGGCGTACTTGATCGCCTCCAGGTGGTTGGTGGTGGCGATGATCATTGGTCGTGCTTCGCTCTACTGCTGATCGGCCTGGCAGGGAAGTCGATTTCGTAGTCGCTGATCAGCCGATCCAGCAGCTTGTCGCTGATACCCATCTGCTTGGATGCCTGGTAGCGCGACAGGCCGCCATCACGCAGCGCCTTCAGTTGCTCCAGCTTGGCCGCATCCGCCACCCGGTCGATGGCTCGACCCTTGCCGCGTCGTGCGGTGCTGACCTTGAACAGGAAGCCGCCTTGCTTGGCGATACGATGAAGCGTGGCCGTGGAGTAACCGGTTGCCCTGGCTGCTTCGTTGTAGGTCATGGTCTTGGCCATTTCGCGGATTTGCTCAAGACGCTTTGCATCTTCGGCGCGGCGGCGCTGGGCTGCGGCTTTCTTCTCGTCTGCCGGTACCTGGTTGTTGAACTTGGCAGCCGGTCGCGGCTCGTACTTGGGCGGTGTCAATTCAGTGACCTCACCGCCAGCCGCAAAGAACTGCTCAATCCTCGCGTTAAGGTCGGCCAGGATCTGATGGCGCGGATCTGGGATAGGTTCGCCGATCATTGCCGTGGTACCAGCTTGCGACCTGCAGCTGCCTCCATGGCTTCAACGAATACCATCGCCGCCTTGTAGCTGAAGCAAAAGCCCTTGGTCTTGCCGGTGGCTAGCTCCACGACGTGATAGGCCTTGCCCTTGGTGACCACCTGGTAGCGCACAGTCTGCTCAGGTGCTGGTCGACCGATCATTGCGTAGAAGTCCGTGGTTGCGAGGTGGGCTCGCAGACGAAGGGCAGCCAAGCCCTCCACGCGCTCCTGCATGGCTGGATGCATGTTGGTTTCCTCTAGGTTTTGATGCCCGTCGACCGGGCAGGGAAGAGCTAGTTGGTGTCATCCCGCTGCCCACTCAGTGAGTGGGCAGAAGTGATGCTCTATTGCTGCGTGCGTAACTCGTTGCGCGGAACCCAGCCTGCGCCGGTTTTCACCATGCAGCCGACAAACGCCGCATAGCGCGTCTCACGCTCGGTTTGCTGGCCGTACCAAGCGCAGGATGTGCGATTGATCACGCTTGCGGCGATCATCAGGAACGCCAGAAAAGCAACCATCACCAACAAAACGCCTTTTGCTGGGTTGGCGGAGAGCCAGGCGGTCACAGATAGTCCTTGAGGCGCACGTTCAGCTTCGCCGCTGCGCGTTCCAGCACCTCGATTTCCGCTGGCTCGATCTCGCCATCAGACTCGGCGATGGTCAGCATGAAGTTGATGACCGTTTCTGCATCGCTAGGGGTGTGGGCCAAGTCGCCTAGCTCGCGCTCAGCGTTCATTCGGATGATGCGCGGGCCGCCCTCGTTGAAGTCGGCCTTGGCCTTGTCGATCAGGTTGCCCAGTTCGGCCCCGAAGCCCTGCAGCTTGGGTTCGTTGCGCAGTAGGCGGTCGATCTTGTCCAACTCGGCGGACTCGATATCGCCGTCGGCGGCTGCTACGTAGAAACAGCCGTAAACGATGGCCTGGAGCAGGTCGCGGTTTTCTAGCTTGCCCAGTGCAGCGCGAGCCTCGCGGCCTTTGCCGAACAGCTTTTTCAGTCCCAACATGGTGAATCCTCTGGCGTGGTGGTTGATTTCCCGTCTGACCCTGTCGCCAAGGCCAGCCAGTGAAATCGGTCATGCATGCATCTGCACCGTTACGAAGCCATTGCTGGCCACGACATGTGTCCAGCGCTTGAGCCAGACCGCGTCGCCGAACTTCTTCATCGCTGCGCGGCGTACCGCGATCACGATGCTTTCGACCGTCTCGCCCCTATCAGGCAGGGCAAGCCACTCAAGGCGCTTACCGTTGCCTATGTGTGAATCGATGTTGAACTGAGCCATGTCCCTATCTCCCGGTTGATTTCCCGGATATCACTCAACGAGTGGCATCTGGTGAAATCCCGGCCTCGCTACTGGCGACAGGCCGGGTGTATTGCATCAGCGGTGATCAGTTCGCTTCCCCGCTGCTGATTGCAGGTCCGCGATTCGCTGGGGTGGGCCGCGAGCTTCCTCCAGCGCCGTCAATCAGCGGTGACGGCGCCTTCAAAGGTCCATACGAGATGCAGCGCTAAAGCTCTGTTTGGCCCCGGTTGAGTGGGTCAGGGCTGCATCAAGTCCGGCGCCCCTCATAGCCGAAGCTCAGGGCGCTAATTCTGTTGCTTGCACCGGCTTACCGAGGTCGATTCGGCCATGCTCAGGGAGTGTCGCCACTGTGAGCACTGAGCAACCAGGGAGCCTCAAGGCTATGGTCACGCTATCCGCCTTTCCCGGCCGGTGCTTTGAAACGTCAGGTTGTGTAAAGAGCGGTTGCCGGTTAGGGCTTGCGCGGTCCCTGCTGAGTGACTGCGACGAAGTGAATATGTACCAATGGTTCACATTGGTCAAGCATTTGCTGAACTGAAAGTACATAAAAAAGCAGCAGACACAAAAAAGCCCGCACTTGGCGGGCTTTTCAGATACTGGTCGAGGCTACGCTACGCGGCCTTCCCACCACTTGATTGTGTCGTTGGCTAAAGCATCAGTGGAGCCTGCTTCGATTACCTCGACGCCCGAATGTCGCAAGCGGTCGAGCTGCCGATGGATGGCATCGTTTACCCGGCGGTATTCAATAGTGTCCATGCCGCTTTCTTCGTCAGGTACCAAAATAGACATTGATGCCTTTCTATCGCTATTACTGGCGACAATCATGAGATCGGAAGATGCTTGAAGGATATTCTTTTCCACCACTAAGGGGCTTTTGTACCAGGCAGAGACAATTGATCCTGCTGCTGAGGCACTGAGAAGCGGGGTGTCTACATCTATCACATTCCCTGAGCGCATGCGAAGCCGAAAACGATCTTCCTGAATGATCGCTGATGCAGCCATATGCATCTTTTGACGCATAATTTGAAAGACGTTATCCCTAAGCTTCGGTGTTGATGTGTATCGAAAGCTCGCGTTGCGTGGGGTTCCTTTCGGCCTAGCTAGGGTAACAACATCGTCAAAGAACTCGGTGACAACCGCTTCTGCATTATTGCCTGCGGCAAAAAGCGGCTCGCCCAAGCGGATATTAGTATCTATCTCGTCAGGCAGCTCAGCCTTGCTGCGGTAAATGAACTCCTCAATATCTTGCAGATAATGCATGAGATCGTTCGCATTGAATCTGCTGTCGTACAGGCACTTCAAGCGCTCGAAGGAGTCGAGCATCCTGACCTCTACTTGGTCTGAATAGGAAAAAACCACGCCAACGTTAAGGAATTCTCCTGCGTCCTCGTCAAGACACAGAGTGATCGGGCGCCAATTCCCTCTTACGCTCCTCGGCTGCGTGTCGGCGGCAAGCTTGGCGCGGAGCGATCTGGCGCTCAAACCACCACCCCTACAAAGCTGCAGTACATTTTTGGTTCAAGCCGCTGCGCTAAAAAGTCAGTAATCATATCCACCTCTTGCTCCTCCATGAGCAGGTTTTTGAGCACCGACCTGGCGGCGGCTATCCCCTGGTTTTTGAAGGATACCGACAGCGTATTGTAAGCAAGAGCTCGGGCGCTTTTGAGAGGGAGCTGGGTGCTCCACCTTGGTACATAGTGGTCAATGATAGACCTGAACCTGTTTTCACACACTGACGATAGCGGGCCAAGCGTGACAGGATCCCAGGACGGGTACCGGAATATCCGACCGTGATCTATAAAGTACAGCCTGCCCTTCGGGCTAATCAAGAGATTGCCGAAGTGCCGATCTGAGTTGAGAGTCCACTCATCGAATGACACAACCATTGGGGCATCGACATGCTTCGCCATTTTCTCAGCAAGCTGTTTGATCCGCTTCTGCTGGAAAGCGTTCCATGGAGCGTCTACGAATTTTTCCACAAGATTTGGATAGGTCATATCTTGGCTAAACCAGGCCAGAAATGAGTCCTGAGGGCCGCCGTGTGTTATGGCGTCCAGCTTTTTAAGGGCATCTGCGGGAATCATCTCACGTTCCAATACGATAACGCCGGCAGCATCGGCGGTAGCTAGGCCAGATGCCTTGGCTAGGACATATCCCAATGACTCGCTGGTGATTTCCCGATTTAGGAACGAAGACCCGTCCTGCTCAAGGTAGAAATCAGGCATGGGTTTCACGTAGCAGCGCAGAGAAACGCCATCAACTGTGATTTTAGCCCGGAATATCGGATTGATGCCCGTCTTCTTTGGCGATCTGATCTGGCCGCCGAAAGCACTACTTTGGAGGATGTGGATCATCGAGAGCTAACTTTTCCCTAAGCTTTGCATTGGTATTTTTGGCGTCAGGCGCCCCGGCAATTTTGGTGGCGATCTGCTCTAGGAGAATGATGTCTTCCTCGGTTAGTCGACCGCGTTCGACTGCAGCAATGATTTTTGCGAGAGCATCCTGAGATCTCGGGCTAGAAATAGCCATAAGTGACTCAGTAGAAGCGTTCCCGTGGCCAGTCCGAGGGAGATTGCTGCCTGCTGGCTGATGAGGATTTCCAACTTCACGCATCCGCTCCCCGACCCATGCGTCAAAGCTATTGGGATCGCCATCGCGCATTGGGGGTACGCCATACTCAAGCCACTCAGCTCTCACTTTGAGAGCCTCAGCCACTATGCGCATATTTGTCCCGCGCGGCATTGATTCGGCATTCAGCCACTTGCTAGTCGCTTTTGGCGTGGTCTTCACAATTTCCGCCAGCCGAGCGCCAGCCCCCCTCTCGGGGATCTCATTGGCTGCTAGTGCAATCTTCAGCCGGGCCACAAAGGCCTTTCTCATTTCGTCTGCTTGAACCATTGGTTCAATATCGCATGCGCTTGCATGTACTTTCAGTTCCGACATAATATGTACTTACAGTTCATATTTCCGTTGGGGTTCCAATGCAGGCACTCAGAAAAGCAATCGAAGACGCTGGCGGCGTTGCCGCGGTAGCGCTCGCCTGCGGGAAAACACCAAGAGCCGTCTACAAGTGGCTCGCCTCTGGTTGCCTCCCGCGCACCGAATACACCGGCGAAACGAAGTATTCCGAGAGAATTGCTGCTCTGGCCAAAGCCAACGGCAAGCCGCTCAAGGTCTCTCGGCTTCTCTCCGAAACGGCGCCGACCAAGTCCGCCGCCTAACCCAATCCTTCCCCTCCGGATACGGATACCACCATGGCCTACGACGACAAGACGCACCGGCATGAGCACCAGGTGAAGTCGCGCTTCGATGACGAGGTCTTTCAAGAGCTGAAAGACGTCGCCTGTGAGGTCAAGCGTCAACACAGCGTACTGGCTCGCGAAATCGTCGAAGCCGCCCTGAAGTTCAGGCGAGAGCACGGCGAGCTGCCATTCGGTTTGGAGAAGCGCGCCTGATCAGGCCAAGGAGGCGTTATGCCCGACGTAGTGGAGAACGTGGTGAAGAGTCTTAGCAGGAGCGACCAAGCGGAGCTGGCGCAGTGGGGGGCGGAGAAGGGCATGACCTCCGAAGAGGTGGTGGCAACGCTCATGCGGCTGATGGATGCCATCCCTAGCAAAAAGCCCAGTAGCAACGTTGTCCCGTTTCCCCTGAAGAGGTAATGGCCTTCCCTAATTAGGGGCCGCCCGCAACGAATGAACGGGGTCTCTATTGAGGGACGAGAAAAGTTGGTCATGGATGCGGCCTTGATCAGTAAACAGATTTCTATGAACCCAGATTACGAGCGAGAGAATTACATGGATACGTCCAGCTTCAGACACTCGATTCAAACCCGCGATCAGGTGTTGGTTGCTCACGCCCAGAACCAAATTGCACGCACCAGCCTAAGCCAGGACGACTTTGCTCATGCCTTGAGTCGCGAGCTGCACCGGTCCTGCCCGGACAAGGCAAAAGCAAAGGAAGTCCCGGATTTTAGCTCTACCAAATTCGCCGGCGACGTTACCGAGTTTGTGAAGGCAACCGGCCGCTGGCTTAAGCGCGTTCAGCGCTGGCTCTCCGGTGATCAGGACCTGCCGTCCTGGCTGGAAGAGGCATGGGTGAGCGCGCTAGAGCCAGAGTTTCGCGACCACTGCGTGAATGAACTCGCTAGCCGGCACGGTCTGATCGGTGCTCGCCAAATGGAAAGCCAGCAGTGCGCGAACAAAAGCTTCGGCGCACTAGTTCGTGCGCTGGGCGATGTGATCGATACCGGTAGTGAAGTCTTTGATGACCAAGTGATGTGCGAGGAGGACCTGCCTCACCTGCCAGCGTTCGCCAAGCAATGCCGCCAAGTTGAAGCAAGGGCAGGGGAGTTAGGCCGTAGGGCTGAGGAGCTTCTGGCGAATGCTCGGCCGGCACTGAAATCAATCGCCTGAATCGCAGGCACAAAAAAGCCGGTGGCTAGACCGGCTTCTTCAACAACAACGTGGAGTCGATTATGCACACTGCAATCGATGCAGGCAATAGCGCCACTGGCGCGTCAGGTTCAGGCATCACCGCGAATCTGACGCGACAGGTCATGTCGTCGCGAGAGATCGCCGAGCTGACCGGGAAAAGCCACGACAACGTGCTGCGCGATGCCCGCGCCTTGGTCAAACAGGGTGTCCTCAAATCTGAGGAGACCCCCTACACGCACCCGCAGAACGGCCGGGTCTATCCAGAGTTCTTGCTTAGCCAGCGTGACACGCTGGTGCTGGTCTCTGGGTACAACGCTCAACTGCGCGCCAAGATCATCGACCGCTGGCAGGAGCTGGAGAGTGGGGTGGTTGCTCGCCTCCAGGTGCCGACCAATTTCGCTGAGGCACTGCGCCTCGCTGCCGAGCAGGTTGAACAAAACCAAAAACTGCAGGGTGTCATCGAGCGCCAGGCTCCGAAGGTAGCTGCTATCCAGCGTCTTGCTGGCGCTGGTGGAGCGATCTGCATCACTGATGCCGCCAAGCATCTGCAAGTTCCGCCCTCGAAGCTGTTCGCCTGGCTTCAGCAGCATCGCTGGATCTTCCATCGCAACGGATCGACGCGCTGGATCGCCTATCAGCCTCGCATCAGCGCCGGTCTTATGGTCCACAAGGTCACCGCCCTGAAGCCGGATGCCGAAACCGGTGCCGATCGCGCTGCATATCAACCTCTCGTCACACCGAAAGGCCTTGCTCTGCTGGCCGAAAAGAATATTGGAGCATCCCTGTGAGTGTTCAAGCTATGACCTGGGCGCTCTCTCGTCGCGACCTCGGGAAAGACTCAAGCGCACGCCACGTGCTGTTGTGCCTTGCCAGCTATGCCGGTACCGACGGCCGTGGCGCCTTCCCATCGGCCAAGACCTTGACCGAAGACACGGGCCTCTCAGAGCGCACTGTGCGGTCGAAGCTGGATCTGCTGGAAGAGAAGGGCCTGATCGTTCGAGGTAACCAGGCACTGGCTGCTGTGTACATCGATCGTCACGACCGCCGCCCTGTGGTTTACGACCTCCAGATCAAGCGGGGTGCAGTGGCTGCACCTCGTAATGAACGGGGTGCAACTGACGACACGGGGTGCAACGTACGGCAGAACGGGGTGCAATCTACGACAGAACGGGGTGCAGCCATTGCACCCAATCCGTCACTTAACCATCAAGTAACCGAAGAGCAGCAGCCGCGCGAGTTGCAGGATGTGATCGCCGATCAAGATCGCCAGGCGCTGGAGTCTCAGGACGACCTTCAACGGTTCGCCATGTTCGCCGAATGGAATCCACCGGTCGACAAGGTGTCCGCCCAACTGACCCTGGCCGGGCTCACCCTTGAAGCGCTCACCGAAGAGGCGCTGAAGAGCTTCCTGGGCTTCTTCGTCGCTAGACCCAAGGTGTTCGACAGCAATGGCGGCTGGTGCTTCCGCCTGGCCAAGTGGCTCAAGAGCGAGAAGGCCAAGGCTGCAGCCGAAGCAGAGCTGGACGAGACCAAATCCAACTGGGCACAGAAGGGGGTGCGCCTGTGACCGCGACCAATGTTCGACAACTCCTCGCCAATCGCAAAACCGATCCGACCTACCAGCCACCGGCTGAGCCAGGCCATGTACCGATTGATCCAGCAACCCAGCAGGTCATTGAGGATTTGTTCCTGCGGTTGCGCGGCGCCTGCGGTGCTTGGCGCCAATCCTGGCCAACACCTTCCGTGATGGATGCGGCCAAGCTGGAATGGCTCGGCGAGTTCATGCGTTCCGGGATCACTCGCCTCGAGCAGATCGACCACGGCATGCGCGTGCTGAGCGCGAGCAAGTCCGCGTTCGTTCCGGCGCCGGGCGTGTTCGTCAGCTGGTGCTTCGCGCCGGAAGGCTTGGGCCTGCCCAGCGTCGAGAAGGCCTACGCCCAAGGCCTGCGCAACTGCCACCCGGCCATGCGCGGGTCGGCGAAGTGGATGCATCCAGCCGTTTATCACGCAACTGCCGCCGCAGGCTTCCACAGCCTGCCGTTGATGTCGCGTGAGCTCGGGCTGAGCTGCTTCGAGAAGCACTACCTGGCGCAGTGCCGGAAGATTTGGAAAGGCGAGAGCCTGGGGCCGGTACCGGTCGCCGAGCTTGCTGCACCGCCCGCGCCACGCACTCTCGATGTGGGGCGTGCCGCGCTGCAGGCGCTGCGTGCGGGTCGAGGTGCACGCGCATGACCGATCCGATGCTGGCTGCGCCTGACCTCACTGAGTACCGCTGGGCGCTGTACGCCTGCGGTCACCTGCTGGACCTCACCAATAAGCCCCAGCCGCCTGTTGGCCTGTACCGCGACGAAGCATCGGCGCGAACTCATGGCCTGCGTATGTGGCCATCCACTTTCACTGTCATCGATCTTCACGGAGACGACCGCCAATGAAGCAATCCAAGCTGACCAAGGCCGCGCGCGGCCGGGAGTGCCAGGTGCGCATTCCTGGTGTTTGCAACGGCAATCCCGAAACCACTGTGCTGGCCCATTACCGGATGGCCGGCACCTGCGGCGTCGGCATGAAGCCGAATGACCTGCAGGGTGCCTGGGCATGTAGTGCCTGCCATGACGCCTGTGACGGGCGCAGCCAGTTGATCGGTCGCGCCGAAGCCCGTCAGCACCACGCCGAGGGCGTAATGCGTACCCAGGCCCTGCTGATCCGCGAAGGGGTGATTGCCGCATGAAGACCGCCAAGCCAGCCCTATTCAGCACGAAGAAGTCCCGCGCCAAGCCTGTTGACCGCGAAGGCCTGGAGCAGGCCGCACTGATGCGGGAGATCGAGCTGCGCTACCCGCAGGTCTTTGAGCTGATCTACCATGTCCCGAATGGTGGTCACCGGCACAAGTTGGTGGCGGCCAAGTTGAAGCAGCAGGGTGTGAAGGCCGGTATACCTGACCTGGTGCTAACGATGGCGCGGGGTGGTTACTTCGGCCTGTACATCGAATTCAAGGCGACCATTGAGCCTGCCCCCGTGTCAGCCAGTCAGTCCGCCTGCTTGCGTCGATTGAACGAGCAGGGCTACCTCGCGGTCGTTTGCCGGGGGCACTTTGATGCCATGGAGCAGATCCGGGCCTATCTGCGCATGGCGCCGACCAAGGTGGCCGCATGAGTGCGACGCGGGAAGTGAAGTTCAGCGAGGCCGAGCTGCGCCGCCAGGCTTCCGATAGGTCTGTGCGCGACCTGCGCGATCCTCGCCACCCGGGCCTATACCTGCGCTTCTGGAGTACTCGCGACCGTGGCACCTGGCATCTGGTGCGCGGTAAGCGGTGGGTGCCAATCGCTCGCTGGCCAGACCTGAGCGTTGCGGCGGTGCTGGAGGTGCTGCCGGCACTGCGGCAACGCCTGATGCGTGACCCAGCCACTGCGCCGGTTGCTTCGGGCATGGATACCGTTGGCCGGCTACTGGACTGGTACGGTGACCGGATGTCCCGTGACCGCTCGCTGTCGGCCAAGCGTAAGGCCGGCGCTCGCTCCGCCATCGCCCGGCACCTGAAGCCGCGCCTGCATTACTTGGCGATGGTTGATGTCTGTGCCGACAGCCTCGACAAGCTTCTGATGTGGCCGTGTCAGGCCGAAGTGTCGCTATCGTACCTGCGCCAGATGTTCGCGCTGCTGCTGACTGCCTTCCGCCAGGCCCTGCAGTTGGGCCTCATCGATCGCAACCCCATGGCCGGGATGCGCTTTAGTGATTTCACCAAGGCCAAGATCCTGCCCAAGGCAGCGCGCCTGCGAGACGTGCAGCTTCCTGAGGTGATTCAGAAGCTGGTCCAGGCGTTCGATGCAGCGCCCGGTGACGCCATGCTCGCCCTGATGATGCTTGCCCACGGCACGCGGATCGGTGAAACCCGCCGTGCGCGCTGGAGTGACATCTCGCTGGCAGCGGCCGAGTGGTTCATCCCCGCAGCGCACACGAAGACCCGCACCGAGCACCGCTTGCCGCTGACTGCTCAGCTCAGGGCGCTGCTGGTCCGCTATCGAGCTATCCAGCAGGCTCATGGTTACGATGGAGCCTACCTGTTCCCGAGCCGCCGTGGTCAGCCGCTGAGTGAGGCTCAGGCCAGTGCCGTGTTCACCCGGCTGGGGAAGGGCGCCTGGACCAGCCATGACCTGCGCAAGGTCTCCCGCACCACCTGGACCGACCTCGGTATCGACGGTCATATCGGCGAGATGCTGCTCAACCACTCGCTAGGCAAGATTGCCAGCACTTACATCCACACCCAGGCTATGCAGCAGCGCAGAGCGGCTCTGGAAAAGTGGCACGCGTGGCTTGACGGTATCGGCTTCAGCGCCATTCACGGCCTTAAAGAGGCCTTATCCGAGATTTCACGGAATCGCATGCAGCCCGCTAATGGCGCAGCTTCAAGCAACCTTACCGAATTTGTTATTAGCGAGGATTCAAAGGCATGAAAAAGAGCCCTCGCCCTGAGTTCTCTCGGCAGTTAATGCCTTTGACCGCCTGCCCAGAATGTCGCGGCCAGGCCGCCGTCAATGGGCTCTACGGCCCGCGCCCATGCATGGCGTGCAACGTGTCCGGCTGGGTTGATGCAGGCACCGGTGAAGCGCTTCCACTGGAAGAGCTGGTCACCCAATTGAGTCTGCGCCTGCAGGCCGCTCAGCGGTACATCAACGAATTGAAACACCCTCGGGCCACTGGGCCGGAGGCGCTGTACACAGGAAGCAACCGTCGCGGTGCCGGCGGTGCGAATTTCACTGGGGATTGAGGAGGCGCCATGAGCCATTTGGAGAGAACTGCAGAGGACTTACTCGAGCACTGGGGGCGGTGGGTTGTGCTTGGCTCGGGAGTCTCTTGCTGCGCGTCTCGGGAAAATACGATTCTCGACCCCATGATCACCGATGACGATGCGCTAAAGATTGATCGCCTTGTCGGGCGGCTCCTTAAGCGTTACCCGGAGTGCGGCAAGGTGATCATGGGGTATTACACCTCGCGCAACACCGCATTGTCTGATGTTGGGAAGAAACTTGGTTTTAAGGTGGAGAAAACAAGGCAGATGTGGAAAACAGGGGTTGCTTGGATTGATGGTGCGCTCGAAAGCAGGCGAGAGGTGGCTTGATCTGTCATCCCTAAGTGCGGGTGATATCATTAGGGTATCACCTACATAGGATTTAGCTGATGAAAAGGACGTTTGGAGCAGTTTTTTGTCTTGGCTTGGCGCTGGCTGCGAATGCCGAGGAAAAGCTGCGAGTCATTGACTTGTCACCGGGTGGGCCTGTAAGCGCTGAAGCAGCGGAGCGGGGCCGCAAGCAAATCGAAGCTCAAAAAGCCGCTGCCAGGATCACGCCAGATGAGGCCATGCAGTTTATGCAGCGCTTGAGTGAAACGGTTGACAAGGGGCATGCACAGGCCAAGACCGGGGCTATGGATGGAAAGGCGATTCGCAATCAGGCAATTGCTTTGAACAAACTTCAGGATGAAGGGGCGCGCTTCCGAGTGCTGTTCGCACCTTTCGTGAGCTGTGGAGACGCCTCCTCAGATGCAGCGCTGTCTTGGCAGGGCTTGATTGGCGGCAACAAAGAACAGTTTGTTGAGTATCACCAGAAGTACATTGTGGCAGCGATGGAGTGCATTCAAGCCGCTCAAGGCAATGCGAGCGGGAGCTGAGTAAGTCTTCGCTTTGTCGTGTAGTTGACAACACCGGTTTAAGTCTGTAGTTTTTACGTTACTTTGCGGTTTTTCCGCGTGCAAAGCCCGTCTACTTAGGCGGGCTTTTTGCTTTCTTGAGCCCAGCCATCGTGCTGGGCTTTTTCGTTTTCGGCCCCATGCCTGGCTCTTTGCGCCAAGCGGATGACAGTGACATTGGGGTCGGACCTATTTGAGGACTACGGATGAACTCTGAGCATCAGGCGCTCGCTGATGTGCCCCTTTGGCTGTTGGTGCTGTTGAGCATGGCCGGTTTGTCTGGGGAGATGCTGCGAGCTTCAGGCACTGACCTTGGTCTTCGGCAGATCCTCCAGCGCGTGGCTTTGCGCTTCTTGGCGTCTGGCCTGCTCGGCATGGCGACCCTGCTGCTCGCGATGGCTCTGTGGAGCAATCTCTACCTTGCTGCGGGCTTGGGTATCGTCATTGCGGTTATCGGAGCTGATGTAGCGGGCGGCCTGTACACCCGGTTCCTGGCCAAGAAGGCCGGGATCAGCCCGCCGTAGCCAGCAGTGGCGGGGACCCTGGCGGTATTTGGAGGGCACGGGTAGCGGGACTCGCGGTAGCCAGCTACATACAAAATTTTTTGAGGGGTTGGTTGTTGTTTAGTCATGAGCGGATCAGACATCACTCGGCAGCCCCACTGGCTCAACAAAAGCAGGATGGCGGCGAGCCTCGGAATAACTACCCAAGCCTTTGATAAATGGCGCGTTCAGCCGGTGGCGAGGATAGGTCGCGAAGCCTTTTTTGATGTCCGCTCTGTGCTCGAAAATCGCATGGCGCTTTTGGAGCGGAAACACCAACCTGAGGCTGATTCTGTCGATGGCATCGATCCTCTTGCTGAGCACAAGCTAACCCAAGAGCGTTTGCGCCTGACCTCTGCCCAGGCAGAGAGCCAAGAGCTGAAGAACGAGGTGACTCAGCGGAGATTGATTCCGGTCGAGTTCTTCAGTTTCGCCTTCGGCAAATTCATACCTGCTGCTGCATCTATCTTCGACACGCTGGTTATGACTCTCAGGCGCAGGCACCCCGACCTGACGCCTGGTCAGCTGGACTCAATCAGCAGAGAGATCACGAAGGCGCGAAACCTGATCGCGCAGTCTTCCGATAGGTTGCCAGAATGGCATGACGAGTTTATCGATAGCGCAGATTGAGGCTTGCCAAGCGGCGATGAAAGTTGGCCTACAGGGCTTGGCAAGAAAACCGCCACAGACGCCCGTCGAATGGGCTGATGAGAATTTCTATCTCTCCAGTGAGTCCTCCTACCAAGAGGGCCGTTGGGAGACTCTACCATTTCAAGTGGCGATGCTTAACGCCATGGGGAACGACGAGATTCGCACGGTCAACGTGCTCAAGTCTGCCCGTGTCGGCTATTCAAAACTTTTGATCGCTGCTGCCGGCTACATGGTGGAGCACAAACGCCGCAACATCCTTTTCTTGGTTCCGAGCGACGCCAGCTCAGATGGATTCATGAAGTCTCAGATCGAGACGATGATCCGTGACGTGCCGGTCGTTCGTGAGCTGGCCCCGTGGTACGGCATAAAAAACCATCGTGATAGCACGCTAGATGCCAAGCGGTTTAGTCATGGGAAACAGCTGTTCTGTCGTGGTGGTGCTGCCGCCAAAAACTATCGTGAGCTGTCTGTCGACACAGTCATTTATGACGAACTTGCCGCCTTCGATTACGACGTTGAAAAGGAAGGATCGCCGACATTCCTCGGCGATAAGCGGGTGGAAGGCTCTAGTTTTCCGAAGTCCATCCGAGGAAGTACGCCGAAAATCAAGGGGCCGGTCGATGAGGGTGGCTGCCAGATCGAGGCTGCTGCTAATGAATCACCACACCTATTCAGGTTTCACATTCCGTGCCCGCACTGTGGCGCTGAGCAGAGTCTGAAATGGGGCGGTAAGGATTGTGGCTTTGGCATTAAATGGGATCCGGGCAAACCTCAGGGGGCTTGGTACCAGTGCGAGGCGAACGCCTGTGTCATTCAGCAGCATGAAATGCAGGATCAGCAGGCTAAAGGGCGTTGGGTATGCGAACGTACATCGATCTGGACTCGAGATGGGTTTAGCTTCTTCGACGCTGACGCCCAAGACGTGCCAACTCCTGATTCGGTCTCGTTTCACATCTGGACCGCCTATAGCCCGTTCACCACCTGGGCGCGGATTGCTACGGAGTTCTTGCTGGCTAAGGGAGCTGCCAACACGCTCAAGACGTTTACCAATACGACGCTGGGCGAAACCTGGGAAGAGGAGCGGGGCACCAAGCTTGAATGGGAGCACTTATATGCACGTAGAGAAATCTGGCAGAACCTTCCTGCGCGCGCCGTAACGCTGACCGGCTTTATCGATACCCAGAATGACCGTTATGAAGCGCGGGTCTGGGCCTGGGCTGCTGGAGAGGAATCTTGGCTCGTTGATCGATGGATTTTGTACGGAAATCCTGCGAGCGAGGAGTTGCGCAATCAAGTCGCTCAGCGCCTGCATAAGCAGTACCTGCGAGAAGACGGCGTACAGATGCGCGTTGTGCTTTGGGGGTGGGACTCAGGTGGTAATTACACCGACGAGGTCTACGCAGAGAGCCGCAGGCATGGCGTTCTCTGGGTCATCCCCACCAAGGGGCACAGCATCTATGGACGGCCAATTGCGGACTTTCCACGTACAAAACATAAAGCTGGCGTCTATTTGACGATGATTGGCACTGACAATGCCAAAGAGCTTATCTATAGCCGCCTGCGCATGCAGCCAGAGCCTGGGAAGGTGATTCCTGGTGTCATGCACTTACCGGCTAACAGTGACATTTGTGACGAGGACGAACTTAGGCAACTGACCGCCGAGGTCAAGGTGCCGAAGTTTGAAAGAGGCCGTCGAGTTTATCGCTGGGATAGCAAGAATCGTCGCAACGAGGCGCTGGACTGCGCGGTGGGCGCGCTCGCGATGCTACGTGTTGCCCAGCAAAGATTTGGCTTGGTGCTCGATGCACCACCCCCACCCGCAGATCCTGTTCCAGTTGCCACCACCTCAAGCCGCCGCAGCTCAAGCAGTGGCTATCTGAAGAGACGTTGATATGGCCTACACCCAGAAGCACCTCGATGCCGTCGAGGCGGCGATCGCGCGCGGCGAGAAAATCGTGCGCTATGCCGATCGCACAGTGGAATACCGTTCGGTGGACGAGTTGCTCCAGGCCCGCGATGTGATTCGAACCAGTCTGGCCAGTGCCGCCGGTCCTCGTTCCCGTGTTGTGCGTCTGTGTCATGGAGGTAAAGGCCTGTGAGTACTCGTTACCCCATGCTGACGCGTTCGGGGTTTCTGCTGCCGGAACGGCTTAAGGCCAGTTACGAAGGCGCCGCTGATGGGCGCCGCTCGTCGAGTTGGGACGCACCCGATACCGGGGTCAACAGCCTGATCATGCCAGCGTTACGCAACCTTCGCTCGCGCTCGCGGGCAGCGGTGCGCAATGACCCGTATGCAGCAAACGCGATTGACCGCCGCGTCAGCAACTTAATCGGCACCGGCATTACCCCGCAGCCGCGGTTAGAGGATAAGGAGCTTCGCACGCTACTGCAGGAGTTATGGGAGGACTGGGTCGATGAGTCCGACGCGGACCAGCTGACCGACTTTTACGGCCAGCAAGCGTTGGTGGCGCGCACGGTCGAACAGTCCGGCGAGTGTTTTGTCCGGATCCGCCCGCGCCGACTAGAAGACGGCCTGGCCGTGCCCTTGCAGTTGCAGTGCCTGGCGCCTGAGTTCGTTCCGCATGACAAGTTTGAGGTTACCAAGAGCGGTAACGTCATTCGTGCAGGTATCGAGTTCAACGGATTCGGCCAGCGGGTTGCCTACTGGTGCTATCGATCCCATCCCAGCGACCTGGCGGCACTGAACGCTGGATACAACATGCTGGTGCGGATCCCGGCAAGCCAGATGCTGCATATTTTTGAGCCGGTTGAGCCTGGTCAATTGCGCGGGGTTCCGCGTCTGGCTCCAGTGCTCAAGCGTTTGCGTAGCCTGGACAACTACGACGATGCAGTGCTGTTCCGTCAGGAGGTGGCCAATCTGTTCGCGGGCTTCATCCGCAAGCCTGCACCGGAAGGTCAGCCTAGGATCGACCCGCTCACCGGGGCGCCGATCAATACAGGTAGCGATGGCTTTACGCCGATGGTGGCGCTTGAGCCCGGCACCATGCAGGAACTGCTGCCCGGTGAGGAGGTGGAGTTCTCCAAGCCTCCAGATGGCGGCAACAACTACCCCGACTTCATGCGACAGCAGCTGATGGCCGCAGCTGCTGGTGCCAGCCTGCCCTACGAGCTGATGACTGGCGATATGCGCGGTGTAAATGATCGGACGATTCGGGTTGTGCTTAACGAGTTTCGCCGACGCCTTGAGCAGTTGCAGTTCGGTGTCTATGTGCACCAGTTGTGTCGCCCAGTTCGTGCGGCATGGCTGGACATGGCTGTGCTGTCAGGTGCATTGCCGTTGCGGGATTACAGTCAGCGACGACGTGAGTACTTGCGCACGCGATGGGTGCCTCAGGGCTGGGCCTACATTCAGCCGGTTCAGGATGTGCAGGCGCGAGCCATGGAGATTAATGCGGGACTGACCTCACGGAGCGAGATGTGCCTGCGCTCCGGTACCGACGCTGAAATCGTCGACCAAGAGAACGCCGCCGACGCGGCACGTGCCCATTCCTTGGGCCTGAACTACAGCACCTTGTCGGCCTTCGATGAGGATCCCGACGAGAAGGAGAAACCATGAAACCGCTGATGCCGTTTCGCATTTTCAACAAGGCCAAGACCGCCTTGCCGGTCGAAGATCAGCACTGGTACCGGATCAAGGCGGAAACCCAGGCTGACCAATCGACCATCGAGATCTACATCTACGGCGAGATCGGTGGCTGGGGCATCACGGCCAACCAGTTCATTCAGGATCTCAAGGCTCTGGACGACGGTGTATCTCCCGTGGTGGTTGCGTTCAACACCATCGGTGGTGACCTGTTCGACGGCCTGGCCATTCACAATGCGCTGAGTCGTTTGGGCGAGCGCTGTACGGCGCGCATTGACGCATTGGCCGCCAGTGCTGGCAGCGTAGCGGCGTGCGGGGCACACCGTATGGTCATGTCCTCAAACGCCATGTTGATGATCCACAATCCCTGGACTTACACGGCTGGTGATGCCGAAGATCTGCGCAAGGTTGCGGATGTGCTCGACCAGACCCTGGAGGCCATCATCGCAGCCTACAAGGCGAAGTCACCCGAGATCGACGATGTCGAGCTGCGGCGCATGGTCAACGCTGAGACCTGGTTGACCGCGCAGGAAGCACTGGCCTTGGGGCTGGCCGATGAAATCGGTAATGGTGTCGAGGTCAAGGCTTGCCTTGGACAGGGCGCCGCGATGCAGCGCTACCGGCAGACGCCCAAGGCTTTGCTCGACCAGCTCAGCGCCGTGGTGCCCGATCCAGATCCTACAGATCCACCGGATCAACCTGATCCCGAAGATCCTCCAAGCCCGAACGTAGCCAACTCGGCCAAGCTGGCCCTGATGATCACCCAGGCCTGTGCCAAGGCCGGTATCAGCAACCTGGTGGAACCGTTGATTGCCTCGACCAAGCTGGCCGACGAAGCCACGGTTCAGGCTGCGCTGACCCGGGCGACGGCCGTACGCGATCTGTGTGTAGCTGCCCGGCTGCCTGAGCTGACTGTTGAGTTTGTCCAGGCCGGTCTGGATGCCCAGGCCGTTCGCGCCCGCCTGTTCGACAAGCTGGTCGGTTCGGGCAAGGGCTTTGAGATCGATAACAGCCTGCCTCCGGCCGATGACCTGCCTGAAAAGGTCAAAGCGCAACTGCCCAATCCAAACGCTATCTGGGCTGCCCGCCGGCAGGCCACCAATAAAGGAGCACGACCATGAGCAACATCCAACGCGAATCGGTGCATGCCGGTGAGTTTTTACTAAGCGAAGGCGCGGGAAAGATCTCCCGCGAGGCGATCAGTGTTGTGGCAGGGCCGGCGCTGATTGCGGGTCAGGTACTTGGCCTGGTGACTGCGACGGGCGAGTTTGCGCCTTACGATCCGGCCGCTGAAGACGGTAGCGAGCACGCTACCTGCATTCTGTTCGCTTCGCTCGGAGAGTCCGAGGTGGCGCGTCGTGGTCGGGCCGTGGTTCGGCTGGCGGAGGTCAGCGAGAGCCTGCTGACCGGACTGGACCTCGACGCCGAAAAGGCCTTGGCAGCGCACTACATCATCGTTCGCTGAGGCGATCTCATCCTTTTCAAAACCCCGCCTTGAGCGGGTTTTTTTGCTTTCTGGAGTATCTCATGGCTGATATCGCCATTTTTGAAGATAACGCCTTTGGCGTTGCTGCACTGACTGCCGCCATCAACGAGCAGGAGCTTGTGCCCGGTCGCTTGGCTGCCCTTGGCTTGTTTGAGGAGGAGGGCGTGACCACTCTGACCGTGCAGATTGAGAAGGACGGTGACAAGCTGGCTCTGGTGCCGGCTGGCGATCGCGGCGTCTCGGGTCTGGTGGTTGGTGCAAGCAAGCGCATCCTGTTGCCCTTCAATACTGTGCACCTGCCTGAACGCTTCACTATCGGGGCGGACGAAATCCAAGGTATCCGAGCCTTCGGTACCCAATCCGAGCTGCAGGCGGTTCAGGATGTGGTGAACAAGCGGCTCGACAAGGCGCGCCGCCAACTGGATGCGACCCACGAGTTCCATCGCATGGGGGCGTTGAACGGCAAAGTGCTTGATGCCGACGGCCAGACGGTGTTGCTGGACATCTATGATCGCTTTGGCGTCCAGCGTCAGACCATGTCGATGGGGCTGAATGACCCCGAAACTAACGTGCAGGTGCAGTGCGTGGAAGCGCTGGACATGCAGGAGGATGCTCTCGGTAACGTCACTACCACTTCCTCGCGGGCATTCTGTGGCAAGACTTTCTGGAAAAAGCTGATCTCGCACCCATCGGTGGTCGATACCTATAAGGGCAGCCAGCAAGCCGCTGCGTTGCGCGGTGATGGCCGCGAAGGGTTCGAGTTCGGCGGTATCAGCTGGGAACGCTACCGCGGCAAAGTTGCCGGCGTCGCGTTCATTGCTGACGACGAGGCCCGCCTTGTACCCGAGGGTGTTCCTGAGATGTTCCTCTCGGCCTATGCACCGGCTGACTACATGGAAACGGTCAACACCCAAGGGCTGCCTTACTACAGCAAGCTCGAACCACTGCCGTTTGGTAAAGGTGTTGCCGGCGAGGCCCAGTCCAACCCGCTGCACATCTGTACCCGACCCCGCGCAGTCATTCGCCTGACGCTCTGATCATGGGCTTTCGCGACCTGATCGACAGTGTCGATGGCGCGGTGTTTGAAACGCTTGGCGATACTGCATACATCGAAGGGCGCGAGGTGCTGGGTATGTTCTCAGCACCCTGGCTGCAACCGAAGTTTGGCGGCATCAACACTGCCTTGCGTGAGCCGCACCTGGTGATTCGCGTTTCAGATTCAGATGGTGTCCAGGTGCGGCAGCAGGTCCGCGTCGAGCTGTCTGTCCATGATGGCGGTGGCGAATACACCTTGACCCGCCTTGAGCCTGGTGGCGATGGGCTGGTCGCTCTGATTCTGAGGATCAACCCATGAGCGCTGGCAGCTATTACAAGCAGTCAGCCCGTGAAGGCATGATCACCTTGCAGCCGTCGGCTACCGATCTGCAGGCGTTCAAAGACTTCGCAAATGTAGTGCCAAAAGCAGCTGCAGCCGCCCAGCGCCGGGCGATCAATAAAACCTTGCGTTGGCTGCGCAAGGAGATTGCTAGCGCTGTAGGTCGAGAGGAACGGATTGCTGTTTCGGCAGTTCGGCAACGTCTGAGAGCCTATCCAACTAAAGGTAGCGAAGGAGGCAAGCTTTGGTTTGGCATCAACCCTATCGAGGCCAGCCGAACTGGGCGACCGCGCCAGACTCGTACGGGAGTTTCGGTGGCGGGGCGACGGTATCAGGGTGCTTTTTTCAAGCGCGTATATGGCGGTCGCGCGGACATCTGGATTCGCACGCATAGCAAACACTTTGATGCGGCTAACTATCCCCATAGTGATGTCGGCAAGGGTGGGCGGACGGGCTGGATCTCAGAGTCTGAAAACGACAGTCGTTACCCTCTCGCTAAAGCCAAGGTGTCTCTGGATGAGGTACGGCCTCACTTTGAAAAATGGGTAAAGCGCGCTGATCAGCGGTTGCTGGAGGTGCTTCGGCAGGAACTGAACTATGAGCTTCAGAAGTACCTGGGAGGTATAAAACGTGTCTGATGAGCCGTTTAGTTTGGATGCCCTGTATGGCGCCATTGAACAGCATATTCGCGATGCCATCGCGGGGCTGGCCTATGTGGGGACCATGCCGGACATGCTTGAGCGTATATCCCTTCCTGCGGTTGTGTTGGAGCTTACCGAACTGGAGCCCGGAGAGGATCAGGGCACTGGCGAAGCGGCCCTGATCGCTCGGTTTGAGGCCCGTGTGATTGTGGGGTCTGAGCTTGAGCAATGCCATCAGAAAGCTGCATTCGCTGCGTCCCAGCTCGCGGTGTTGCTGCGTATGCAGACGTGGGACGTGGCCGTGGGGCATGCTGAGTTTGTGCGCGCAGCACAGGACTGGACGCGCCCCGAGCTTGACGGCTATGCCGTCTGGGCCGTTGAGTGGACTCAGCCGATTTGGCTTGGCACGGAGGAATGGCCGTGGCCGGATGAATTCGGGGGTTACCTGAAATTCACCGACTACCCGGACGAGCAGAAGGGGGCCGCATGAGTTCTGCCGTTGCTGAGCATGACCGGATGTTGTCGGGGTTGATCATTCCTTGCAGCGTGGTCGGTGTTGATTTGGCTGCGGCGATGGTGCGGGTTTCTGATGGTGCTGGCTGGACCAGTGCCTGGGTGCGTTGGCACAGCCAGGCCGCTGGCAAAGCCCGTCATTGGCGAGCCCCGAGCATGGGTGAGCAGGGCACTTTGATCAGTCCCAGCGGCGAGCCCGCGCAGGGCACCTTCGTGCCAGGGCTGTACGGCAACGCCGGTGCCCAACCGGACAACCGCGACCACGTCGAGGTGTGGCGTTTCGATGATGGCGGCTCGCTGGTCTACGACTGGCAAGCCAAGAGCTACAGCATCAGCCTGCCCAGCGGCACCGTGGTCATCAACGTCGGTGACAGCAGTGCGGTCGTTACGGATAACGCGATTGATGCTGCAGCCGCCAATATCACGTTGACCGGTGCTGTGCAGATCAACGGCGCGTTACGGGTAACGGGCGACATCAACGGCGACGGAAAGATCATCGACGCCGGTGGCAACACCGCAAACCATAAACACTGAGGTCGTTATGGCTGAAAAAGATGAGTTGGGCCCCGTTAATGGTTTCGACCGCCATCAGGTCAGAAAAATGATTGATAACCAAGTCACTCAGCACTTTGACCATTACCGCATGCTGTCCTTCTGGAGGCGCTTGCTGGCAGGCGAGAATGACCCTGAAGAAATCGCAAAAGGTATTTGTATGGCGTTGAGCGGTGGTCGATACATTAAAAAACCGGACACCCGCGTTATTAACAACGTCACCATTCAGGCGCCTCCTGGCTCATGCCCGGAGAGCATTGCGCAAGAGCTTAAGAAGGTTCTTGATGACCTGAAGTTGCAAGCTGTCCGATAGCCTGCTGAGGCTTATCAACCACGGCCCGCCAATTGAGCGGGCTTTTTTATGCCTGGAGAAAAGATATGGCTACCCCGAAGAAGGCCGAAGCACAACCTGCTGACGCCGGAATGTTGGTGTTCCGCGACACGGCCTACACCACCCGCGTGCTGATCCTGCAGGACGGTCGCCAGTTGGCGGTCGCCCGTGGCCGGGTGTCGGTACCGCCTGACGACACCGTCGCCCTGGAATACCTCGGCAAGCACCCGGACATGAAGCCGCTGCAGGAGTAATCCCATGATCGGAGTGGACCGACGCACAGGCCAACCGCTGTCTGGCATCGAGCATCTGCGGCAGTCCATCGAAGACATTCTCAGCACGCCCATTGGCAGTCGGCGCATGCGCCCGGAGTACGGCAGCAAGCTACGGCGCTTTGTCGACCTGCCGGTAAACGACGGTTGGAAGAGCGCGGTTCAGGCTGAGGTGGCGCGGGCGCTGGGTCGCTGGGAGCCGCGCCTGAAGCTGGAGCGCGTTCGGGTGGTTGCAGTAGTGGGCGGCAAGATCACGTTCCAGCTGACTGGGCAGTACCTGGGCGACAGTGCAATTTTGGAGGTGACGGCATGAGTACCGTGGATTTGTCGGCGCTGCCCGCGCCCCCGGTGCTGGAAGACCTCAACTTTGAAGAGGTCTATCAGGAAGACCTTTCGACCTTTCGGTTGCACATGGGTGATAACTGGAGCGCGGCACTAGAAAGCGATCCGGTGACCAAGCAGCTTGAGGTCGGCGCCTACCGGAAGTTGGGCAACCGGGCTCGGATCAACGATGCCGCCAAGGCGCTGATGCTGGCCCATGCCAAGCGAGGTGACCTTGATCAGTTGGCCGCTAACGTTGAACTCAAGCGGCTGGTGGTACAGGCCGAGGATTTGACGGCTGTCCCACCGCTTGCCGAAGTCCTCGAGGAAGACGACGCCCTGCGCGAGCGGGTGCAAATGGTCTATGAAGGTCTGACCACGGCCGGGCCACGGAACAGCTACATCCTGCACGCGCGCAATGCCTCGGGCCTGGTGGCCGATGCTTCGGCTGAGAGCCCGTCACCGGCAACGGTAGTGGTTACGGTGCTTGGCTTGCTCGGTGACGGTGTGGCCGACGACGAGCTGCTGGACGTGGTGCGCGACGGCCTGAGTGACGAAGACGTAAGGCCGCTGGGTGATCGGGTGATTGTGCAGTCGGCCGAGATCCTGCCGTATCGCATTGATGCCGTGGTTTACATGGCCGGTACCGGCTCGGAGAACGAGGCCATTCTTGCCGAGTGCGAGAAGCGCCTGAAGGCGTGGATCAATCCACGGCGCCGGTTGGGCGTTGAAGTGTCGCGCTCGGCCATTGATGCGCAATTGCACATTGATGGCGTGGTGAGGGTGGAGCTGACGGGCTGGGCGGATATAAAGCCCACCAAAGCCCAAGCGGCCTGGTGTACTGACTTTGACGTTGTGCGGGGGCCGTAGACATGAAAAGCCTTCTTCCGCCCAACAGTACATCACTGGAGCGGGCGATTGAGGCCGCTGCCTATGAAAGCCCCGAGATACCGCTACGGACGCTGTACAACCCGGACACCTGCCCAGCGCATTTGCTGCATCAGCTTGCATGGGCCTGGTCGGTCGACCGCTGGGACGAAACTTGGTCGGAGGCGGTCAAGCGCTCGGTCTGCCGCTCGGCGTTCTTTGTGCATTCCCGAAAGGGCACCATCGGCGCGATTCGACGCGTGGTCGAGCCCTTGGGCTACCTGCTCAAGGTCACCGAGTGGTGGCAGACCGAACCCATGGACGAGCCCGGCACCTTCGCCCTGGAGGTGGGCGTGCTCGATACCGGCATCAGCGAGGAAATGTACGCCGAGCTGACCGCGCTGATCGATGACGCCAAGCCGGTCAGTCGGCACATGAAGGGGCTGAACATCAGCCTCGAAACGCCCGTGAACAGCTATGTCGGTATCGCGGTGTATGACGGCGATCAGATCGACGTGTACCCGTGGGAAAACCCCGATATCGACGTGCAGGTACAGGGCTTCCAAGGCGTGAATGACTACACCCTCGACGAACAGGATGTATACCTGAATGGTTAATCAAAACTCGATCTTCGGCGGCATGCTGACTACGGTCGGTGCCGCCAAGAAAACCAACTGTGACGCCCTTGGGGTGCCATGGCAGCCGAGCCATATGTTGATCGGCGATGCCAATGGCGCTGATCCGGTACCGAATTCGGAGCAGACCAAGCTGATCAATCAGGTCTACCGCGCACCGCTGAATCAGCTGTATGTGTCACCGACCGACCCGAACGTGCTCGTAGCCGAGCTGGTGCTGCCGCCCAATGTCGGTGGCTGGTGGATTCGTGAACTGGCCCTGGAGGACATCGACGGTGTTTTCTCGGCGGTGGCCAATTGCGCACCGAGCTACAAGCCGCTGCTGGTGCAAGGCTCCGGTCGTAACCAAGTTGTGCGGATGCACATCGTTACCAGCGGCACGGCCAACATTCAGCTCAAGATCGATCCGAGCGTCGTGTTGGCAACGCGTGAGTACGTCGACACGGCGATCATCGCGGCCCTGAACAAACAGGACTTCAAAAATTCGGTGCTGGTAGCGACCACTGAAGCCATCGCGCTCAATGGTCTGCAGTCCGTTGACGGCATACCGGTACCGGCCGGCGCCCGGGTGCTGGTCAAGGACCAGCTTGTAGGCAAGGACAATGGTCTCTATGTAGCGGCGGCCGGCGCATGGGTTCGTTCAGTTGATGCCGACGCCAGTGTTGAGGTAACCCCCGGTCTGTTCGTTCACGTCGAGCAGGGCGCGACCAACGGCGACAGTGTCTGGCAATTGACTTCAGACGCACCGATTACCTTGGGTACTACCGCGCTGACATTTGAGCAGGTGGTGGGGCGTACCGGTGTGGCAGCGGGCACCTACACCAAGGTGACCATCGACAAGAATGGTCGTGTGATTGCCGGGACGAACCCGACAACATTGGCGGGGCTTGGTATTACCGATGCGTACACCAAGCCTGAGGTGGATTCGATTGTCGCCCAGTCCTCGGCGCTGCCGGTAGGTGCGGTGCTGCCGTTCACGAAAGCCGCCGTGCCACCTGGGTTCCTTGAGCTTGATGGCAGCGTGCAAAGCAGCGCGGCTTACCCCGATCTGGCCGCTTACCTCGGTACGACGTTCAACAAGGGCGACGAGCCTGCCGGTTACTTCCGGTTGCCGGATTCGCGTGGCGAGTTCCTGCGGGGCTGGGACCATGGCCGTGGTGTTGATACTGGGCGAGCACTTGGCAGCCGCCAGGATGCGTCGATTGTCTCGGCGGGTGACGCGGCAATGACGGGGGCGAGCGTTGTAGGGTTCTACAACGACCTCAACGACGATGCAGCAGCGTTCCGGGCGCGGCTGAATTCTGACGGGGTTCCGTCAGTCCTGCCGAATGTTCAGTACGTTGGTATCGGCGCAAACATTAGCGGGCCTGGGACAGCTGCCGCAATGTATGTCCGCCCGCGCAACATTTCCGTGATGTGGTGCATCAAGGCCTGGAACGCTCCAGTCAATCAGGGAAACATCGACGTTGCAGCTCTGGCGCCGTTGGCGGCCCAGGCGACCGAGGTTAATCAAGGCACGGCAAAAGTCGCAACTAACGCGCAAATGCTTGATAGCGCGAACGATTTGGTCATGCCGACACCGAAGAAGCTTCGTTGGGGCTTCTCAATCGGCCTGGCGAGCAATGGCTACATCGCTTTTCCTTCCTGGCTGGGTGGCCTGATTGTTCAGTGGGGCCGGGGTAAAAACGCAACGGCTGGCCCAATTACGGTGTCGTTCCCTATCGCATTCACAACTTCTAAATTTTTCGATCACGCAGTGCCGATCGTAGCCTCCCCAACGGGTTGGGACACATCGCAAACAGCTGGGGATGCGTCTAGAACGCAGTCAACATTTAATCGGCGTGCTGGCAATGGCTCTTCTACTAACTCACCAACAAATTTTGATGTTTATTGGTTTTCGATTGGGTACTGAGGGGAGGGGTTAGGTATGCGCTATTACAGTAAATCGACTGGCTCTACATACATAGCTGGTCTGCACGGCTCGATGCCAGCAGATGCAGTCGAAATCACTGATGAGCTTTACATGGCGGTGATCGGCAACCCTCCCACTGGCAAAGCTCGCGCTCACGATGAACGCGGTCTGCCATACCTTGTCGATGCCCCTGAGGTGGCCCCAGATCCGGCAGCACAGGAACGCCAGTGGCGCGATGCTGAGTTGGCATCTGTCATGTGGTTGCGAGAGCGGCACCGGGATCAACTGGAAATCGAAGCCCCGACGAGCATTGATGCGGAGCAGTTCAAGGAGCTGCTGGTGTACATGCAGGCCCTGCGCGACTGGCCCCAGTCGGAGCAGTTCCCCATGATCGAGCACCGACCCGTGGCGCCGCCCTGGATCGCCGAGCAATACCAATAACGCCCCGCACTGTCGGGGCGTTTTCGTTCCTGGCTTCACCCTTTCAAAAGCCCCGCACGCCGGGGCTTCTTCATGTCTGGAGATTGTTCTATGAGCTTCTTTCACGGCGTTACCGTAACGAACGTCGATACGGGGTCGCGCACGATCTCGCTGCCGTCGTCCTCGATCATCGGTCTGGTCGACACCTTCACCGAGGCTCCGGCCTTCAGCGCCAAGGTCAATGACCTGGTGCTGATCACCAGCGAGCGTGAAGCCATCGCGGCGTTTGGCCCTGACTCGGCCATCACCAAGGCCTGCCAGGCCATTTACCTGCGCGCCAAGGCGGTGATCGTCGCGTGTGGCGTGGCCAAGCTGGAAGACCCCGCGCAGCAAACCTCGGCGATCATCGGCGGTGTCAAACTCGACGGTACGCGTACCGGCCTGCAGGCGTTGCTGGACGGCAAAAGCCGTTTCAACGCGCAGCCGCGGCTGCTGGTTACCCCGAAACACAGTTCGACCCTGGCGGTTGGTACCGCACTGGTGGCCCTGGCCGACAAGCTGCGCGGCCTGGCCATCCTCGACGGCCCGAACACCACCGATGAGGCGGTGATGGAATACGCCGAGAACTTCGGCGCGAAGCGTGCCTACCTGGTCGACCCTGGTGTGCAGTACTGGGATACCACGGAAAGCGCAACGGTCGATGCGCCGGGCTCGGCCTGGGTGGCTGGCCTGTTCGCCTGGACCGACAACGAGTATGGCTTCTGGGCCTCGCCGTCGAACAAGGAGTTCGTCGGTATCACCGGTACCACGCGCCCGATTGAGTTCTTGGACGATGACGAAACCTGCCGGGCCAACCTGCTCAACAATGCGAACGTGACCACCATCATTCGTGATGACGGCTTCCGCCTGTGGGGTAACCGCACTCTGTCCAGCGATCCGAAATGGGCGTTCGTTACCCGTGTCCGGACGATGGACATCGTCATGGACGCGATCCTCTACGGCCACGAGTGGGCGGTCGACCGCTCGATCACCGCGACCTACGTCAAGGACGTGACCGAAGGCCTGCAGGCGTTCATGCGCGACCTGAAGAACCAAGGCGCAATCATCAACTTCGAGGTCTTCGCGGACACCGAGTTGAACACCGCCAGTCAGCTGGAGCAGGGCAAGGTGTTCTGGACCATCCGTTTCACCGATGTGCCGCCTGCCGAAAACCCAACCTTCCGGGTCGAGGTCACCAATCAATGGCTGACCGAAGTCCTCGATGCCGCCGCTTAAGGAGCGCACACCATGGCAATGATTCCTCAAACCCTGGCGAACATGAACCTGTTCGCCGACGGCATCAGCTTCCAAGGCGATGTGCCCAGCCTGACCCTGCCCAAACTGGCCCTCAAGACCGAGGAACACCGTGCCGGTGGCATGGATATGGCGGTCGAGCTTGACCAGGGCATGGAGAAGATGGAGGCCGGGTTTGTCACCACCGGCGTGCGGCGTGAGTCGCTGAAGTTCTTCGGCCTGGCGGATAGCACGGCGTTCAATGGCACGTTCCGGGGTTCCTTCAAAGGCCAAAAGGGTGCGATCACCCCGGTCGTGGTCACCCTGCGCGGCATGCTGAAAGAAGTCGATATGGGCGACTGGAAGGCCGGCGACAAGGCCGAGATCAAGCACAACGTGGCGGTCACCTACTACAAGCTGGAGATCGAAGGCCGCGTGATGTACGAAATCGACCCGCTTGGCATGAAGCGCGTTATCAATGGCGTCGACCAGCTCGCCGCTCAACGTTCGGCCCTTGGCCTGTAAGGAAAGCCCCCGATGACTCAAGCAAAGAAAACCCCTAGCTGGCTGACCCTGAGCGCTGACCGCGTGGTGGTCAGGCTCTCCCGCCCCGTTGAGGCCAATGGCGTGCAGGTTGATAGCTTGTCCCTGCGAGCGCCGACAGTGCGTGACATTCGCAACGCACAGTTGACTGCAGGCACTGACGAAGAGCAGCGCGAACTGAACCTGTTTGCGTCTCTGGCCGAAGTCAGTCCAAAGGATCTGGAGGGGGTGGCGCTGAAGGACTACAGCCGTCTGCAGACCGCTTACTTTCGCCTGGTGCAAGACGACGAACTTTGATCCGGCCGTGCAAAAGATGGTGGCAAAGCGGCTCGCCAAGGAGCTGAACTTTTCCGCCGCCGAACTCATGACCATGTCGTTTTCCGACATGGTCTGGTGGCTCACGGATTGAGCCTGCTTTCGCACGCATAGGGGTTTCCGATGGCGAACAAGCTGGCGTTAGGGCTGGTGATCGGCGGCGCCGTCAGTGCGACGGTGGGTGCCGCCTTCAGCACGGTCGAAGGCCGTATCAAAAAACTGGAGCAGCAAGGCAACAACGCCAAGGTGTTGAAGAACACCATCGGCGAAACCATGCGCTTGCGCGATGAGTGGAAGAAGGCGCATGACAGCGGCGCGGCCTCGGCCAGTGGCCTGCTGCGCAAGCTGGAGTCCAATCTGGATAGTCTGCGCAAGCAGGGCGTGGAAGTCGGGCGACTGGCCAAGGAATACCAAGCCCTCGGCCGGGTAGCCAAGGGCGTTGATCTGCAGATGAAAGGCCACCAGCAGATCGAGCAGGGCAAGGCCAGCCTCAAGTCGGGGATCGGCCAGGCCGTGGCTGGTGTCGGTGCAGTGGCGGTACCGACCACGATCAGCGCGGGCTATCAGGCAATCATCCGCGACATTGCGATCAAAGCCGACGTGGCCAACAAGCCACAAGAACAGGAAATGACCCGCGCTATTATCCAGACCTCGCAGGATACGGGGATGGGGCGCAACGACGTGGCCGACCTGGTGAACCAACTGGTCGGCGCCGGTATGGAGCTGGACAAGGCGCTGGCCTATGCGCCGGTCGCGGCCAAGTTTGCGGTCGGTCAGGGTTCTGGCGGTGAGGACACGGCCAAGATGATCATGGCGCTGCAACAGAACGCCAAGATCAGCGACCCCAAGGTCATGGAGAAAGCCCTGGAAGGCATTGCGCTGCAGGGCCAGGCCGGTAGCTTTGAAGCTGCCGACATGGCCAAGTGGTTTCCGTCACTGCTCGCCGGCATGGAGAGGCTGGGCATCAGTGGCCCGGACTCAGTGGCCCAGCTGGGCGCGATGCTGCAGGTGCAGATGAAGACGGCCGGCAGTTCGGATGAAGCGGCCAACAACCTGAAGAACTGGATGGAGAAAATCGGTTCGGGGGATGTGGTCAAGGCGTACAAGGACGCTGGCATTGACTACAACGCGTCGCTGAACACTGGCATACAAGACGGTATGTCGACGCTGGAGTCGAGCTTTGCCCTGGCGCAACGCTACGTCGAGGCGACCAATCCCGAGCAGGCCAAGAAAATGGCCGAGGCGACGGCCAAAATCAGCAAGGAGACTGATCCGGCCAAAGCACAGGCCATGCTCGACTCCTTGGAAAAGGCTCTGCGTACTGGCGATATCTTCGCTGACATGCAGGTCAAGGCGGCGCTGACTGCCTACGCCGCCAACCGGGGCTTGTACGAGAAGCTGAAAACCGACGCCAAAGACGCCACCGGCATTCTCGACAAGAACCTGGCCGAGCGCCGGGAAACCTCGGCGCAGATGTGGAAGGAAATGGGGCACGCTGTGGATGACAGCATGCGTGCCATTGGCGATGCCATTCGCCCGGCAACGGACATGGCAGCCCAAGGCCTGACGTGGGTGGCCCGTTCGCTGACCCGCGTTACTGAATCGGCCTCGCCGCTGGTGCTGGGGGTTACTGCACTCGGCGCCGGTTTCATCGCCCTGAAAAACGCGATGGCCGTGCTCAAGATCGGCAAGGGCATGCTCAACGTCGCTAGGGGCTCGATGATGGGCGACCCCAAGGTCGTGCAGCGCGTGTTCGTCACCAACGCCCCAGCGGCGGGGGGTGGCAGCAGCGGCGGTGCGGGCGACCTTGGCGACGCGGACGGCAAGCGCGATAAGCGCAGCAAGGGCGGCAAGGGGCGCTCCGGTAGCGGTCTGAGCGTCGGCAGCGTGGTCAAAGGTGCAGCCGCCATCGCGGTCGTTGACGCAGGCATGAAGGCCGTCGACACCTACCAGAACGCCGAAACCCGAGACGAGAAGGCCGAGGGTTACGGCGAGGCGGCAGGCGGTCTGGCAGGCACTCTGGCGGGTGCTGCTGCCGGTGCTGCGGTCGGTTCCTTGGTGCCGGTAATCGGTACCGCCGTGGGCGGTGTGGTCGGCGGTATCCTGGGCTCAATGGGCGGGACGGACCTCGGCGGCTGGGTGGGTAAAAAGCTGTTCGGCGGCGAGGATGATCCGGTTGCTGAGGCGCCTGCTGCTGCACCGATCTCGCTGCTCAAGCCGGTTCAGGTTGGCCCGACCGTGCCAAGCCTTGGCGCGACGGCGCAAGCCTTTGCCCCGAAGGTCGGGCCGATTGCCGCTCATGCGGTAGGGCCCGTGTCGCAGCCCGTCGTGGCCTCAACGCCGGTGTCCTATGACCCGCGCGACCCTGGCGCAAAAGACCCGTTCCTGCTGCCCGCGCTGAACAACAAGGTCAGGTTTCCGGGCGCCGAGCCGGTGCGGCCTGATGCGCTGCCACCGCCGCCAAACATGGGGGATGTGGTGCGCTCGATGGCGGTGCCCAAGCCTGCTGCCGAGGCGGTACCGGCGATCCTCAAGGCGCCGGAGGCGAGCAAGCCCGAGCCTAAGCCTGAGCCGCCCAAGATCGACCAGCAGTTCACGTTCTCCCCGGCGCTGTCTGTGACGGTTCAGGGCGATGTGAAAGATCCCAATCAACTGGCCCATTATCTATGGCCGAGCCTGCAACGCATGTTCGATGACTTCAGTCGCCAGGCTGCAGCCCGTCAAATGTTTGATGCCCCGCATGTGGGCTAAGGAGGTGTTATGGGCTATGCCGAGCAGATGCAGTCGGCGCTGAAGTCCTTGGTGGCAGCGGGTGAAGCAGGGCGTCGCAATATGGACGACATGCTGGGCCCCATGAACGGTGCGATCAGCGACATGACCGGCGCGGCCTCGGAGCTGGAGAACGTGCCGTTTGTGGGGCCAGCGCTGGGCGAGAAATTGCAGCGGACCATGCGCGGCATCAACGCCGCGCAAGCCAAAGTCGGCCAGGTGGTGGCCACCTACTCGCGGGCCACGACCGCCATGTCGCAGATTCAGGAGCGCATGGGGGCGATGAAAGAGCAGGCAGCCCGAGCGGGTGCAGCGATCAACCGCATCGCGGGCAAGGTCAGTCCGTCCCTGGCCAACATCCTGCCGACCGGCAGTTTTGCCACCGAGTTGACCCCGGCCGCTGAGGCGGTGAAGCCGTTCCCGCACCTGCTGATCATTCAGCCGCTCAAGCCCGAGGCGCAGCCGTACTACTTCAACCTGGACACGGCGGCCTTTGATGAGCTGCGCCGGCAGACCGCGTTCCGCTGGGCGGGTCAGGAGCGCCTGACGCGCAGCATCGCCCAGCAGGCGGTGGGGCAGGGCGAGGACAAGCTGAGCCTCAAGGGTGCGATCTACCCGCTGTTTAAGGGTGGGATCAGGCAATTGGACACGCTGCGCAGCATTGGTCGGCAACTGCAGCCGCTGACCCTGACCACGGGTTATGGCGAGGTGCTGGGTAACTGGTGCCTGCTCAGTGTCGCCGAAGACCAGAGCGCACTGCTCGCGGGTGGCATCCCGCGTAAACAAGGGTTCTCCCTGGAGTTTGTAGCCTATGGCGACGATATGCAGAACGTCTGACGGGGATCTGCTCGACACCCTGTGCCAGAACTATTACGGGCACCTCAACGGCTCTGTCGAGGCGGTGCTTGATGCCAACCAAGGGCTGGCGGATGAACCCCAACCGTTTCGGGCCGGGGTGCTGATCCGCCTGCCTGAGCTGCAGGCGGTGACCGAGGAAGTCATTCAGCTGTGGGATTAGCCACGGCGTTACGCGTAACGGAGCCCCGCCCAGTGCGGGGTTTTTCATTTCTGGAGCCTGAACAATGCAACCTGTTTTCCGCATCGTCGCTGACAGCAAGGACATTACCTCGCTGATCAACGACCGGCTGTTGCTGCTGCGCACCTCGGACAAGCCCGGTATGGAGTCAGACGAGTTTGAGCTGCGTATCGATGACCGCGATGGTGCTGTAGCGCTGCCCAAGCGCGGCGCGAACATTGAGGTTTACATGGGCTATGCCGGTCAGTCGCTGGCGCGCCTGGGGCGTTACACCGTCGATGAGGTCGAGGTTTCAGGCCCGCCTGACAGCATCGTCATTCGCGGCAAAGCCGGTGACATGCGCGGCAGCGGCAAGACCACGCGCAGCGGCAGCTGGGAAGGCGTACCGCTGCAGCAGATCGTGCGGGACATTGCAGCGCGCAATGGCTGGCAGCCGGTGTGCTCGGTGCAAACCAAAGTCCCCCGCGTCGACCAGCTCAATGAGTCGGACTTTAACTTTATCACCCGGCTGGCCAGGCAATACGACTGCACGGCCAAGGTCGCTGACGGCAAGTTGATGGTAATGCCCCGGCAGGGTGGCCAGAGCGCGAGCGGCAAGACGCTGGGCGTTGTTGTGATCAAGCGCAGCGACGTCAGCCGCTGGCAGTTCCGTCTCGGTGACAAGACCACGCACAAGGCCGTGCAGACCAAGCATCAGGACAAGAAAACCGGAAAGCTGCAGGTGGTCGACCTGGGCAACGATGAATCGCCTGACGGCCTGCCGCCCGTGCATACCGACCGGCATATCTACCCGAACAAGTCAGCCGCCGAGCAGGCCGCCAAGGCACGTCTTGCTGCGTTCAACCGCAGCACTGCAGGTGTGCGCCTGGAGATGGCGGGGCGTGTCGATCTGTTCGCTGAACGGATGATCAACGCCCAAGAGTTTAAACCCGGGCTTGATGGTGAGTACCTGGTCGATTCGGTCGAGCAGGTGTTTACCCAGTCCGGCTGGTCCACCACCGTCGAATGCAACGGCGGCAAACAGGGCAAGGCCAAGGCGAAGGGCGGGAAGAAAAAGAAAGTGACCAAGCCGCTCAAGGTTGTCCAGCTTTCGACCCAGTAGGCCACTCAAGTGGCCGCAATCAAGCAGAAACACCGGATGACTATTACTGCTGCAGCACCTGCTGTAGCCCCTCAATGCCCGCCCAGTTGCGGGCTTCTTTTTGCCTGGAGAAAACCTTGGCCAAGATTTCTGACTCCCTGGCGGGTAGCAAGAATGCGCTCGCCTTCCTCGACATGCTGGCCTGGTCGGAGGGTACCTCGACCAGCAAGTACACCCGCAACGATGGCTATGACGTGATTGTCGGCGGCCTCAACAGCCCGAACACGTTCACCAGCTATGCCGACCATCCTGGCGTTCTGGTGACCGTGAACACGAAAGGGCTGAAGTCGACCGCTGCAGGGCGGTATCAGCAGCTCCAGCGCTACTGGCCGCACTACCGTGATTTGCTCAAGCTGCCGGACTTCGGGCCTGTAAGCCAAGACAAGCTAGCCCTGCAACTGATCAAGGAGCGCGGCGCGCTGGCGGACGTTCATGCCGGTCGCATTGAGATCGCGATTTCAAAGTGCCGGAATATCTGGGCCAGCTTGCCCGGTGCAGGCTACGGGCAGCATGAGCGCAAGCTGGACGACCTGATCGCCCACTACATTGCCGCTGGTGGGAGGTTGGCATGACCTGGTCGAGAGCGCTTGGCGCGCTGGCAGTGCTGGCGCTGACTGGCCTGGCCTTCTGGTCGACCTACCAGCACGGCCGCTCGACCATGGATGCCGAGTGGCGGGCTACGAGTGCCGAACAGGCCGAAGCATTCCAGCAAGAACGCAACAAGGCCTCTCTGGCTGTGCTCGACTGGCAGCGGGACGAACAGATAAAGCGCCGAGCGCTTGAAGACCGCCTGCAGGCAAATGACGAAACGCACTACAAGGAACTGCTCGATGCCAAAAAACTTCAGGATCGCTTGCGTGACCGCCTTGCTACTGCTGATTTGCGGCTGTCAGTCTTACTCTCCGGTCCCACCACCGCCACGAGTGGTAGCGGTGGGCTGCGAGAAGCCACCGGCCCCAGCAGCGTGGTTCATGGAGGCACGCGAGCCGAACTTGACCCAGCGCATGCTCAACGAATTGTCGGCATCACCAGTGACGGTGACGACGGATTGATCGCCCTGCAGGCTTGTCAGGCCTACGTGCGTGAATTTCATAAATAG